TAAAACAGGCGAGATAGGCGAAGTGTATAGCATACAAAATTTGCATATAGCTTTACCTAAAGAAAACAATGCCTATAAATTTAAGTCTAACAAATGGAGTAGGCTTGATTATCCACAAGAGCTTAGCAAAATAAAAAGCGTATTTGAGTGGAATCAAAAGCCCGAATACTTCAAAGAAAAATACTATGATTATATAGATGAAGAATTTAAACGCCGTGATGAAGGATTTTGGTTCCATAATAAAGGCTTGGCTACTTACATCACTGGTACTCATTATATGTACTTGCAGTGGTCCAAGATTGATGTTGGGGCAGCAGATTTTAGGGAATCAAACAGATTATTCTTTATATTCTGGGAAGCTTGCAAAGCAGATCAAAGATGCTACGGAATGTGCTACCTTAAAAACAGACGGTCAGGTTTTTCATTCATGGCATCAGGGGAAACTGTTAACTTGGCAACAATCAGTTCAGACTCAAGATTCGGTATCTTATCTAAGTCCGGTGGCGACGCCAAAAAAATGTTTACAGATAAGGTAGTACCAATATCAGTTAACTACCCTTTCTTTTTTAAACCAATACAAGACGGTATGGACCGTCCAAAAACAGAGTTAGCATATAGGGTGCCAGCTTCAAAGCTAACACGAAGAAAGCTTGATCAAGGTGAAAATCCTGAAGAGCTTGAGGGTCTTGACACAACTATTGACTGGAAAAATACAGGTGACAATAGTTATGATGGTGAAAAATTAAAATTGCTTGTACACGATGAATCAGGTAAATGGGAAAGGCCTGATAACATATTAAACAACTGGCGTGTAACGAAAACAACATTAAGATTAGGTTCTCGTATTGTTGGAAAATGTATGATGGGATCAACATCAAACGCATTAGATAAAGGCGGTAAAAACTTTAAAAAGTTATATTATGACTCAGACGTTACAAAAAGAAACCGCAATGGACAGACTAGCTCAGGATTATATTCTTTGTTTATACCTATGGAGTGGAATTACGAAGGATTCATTAATGCTTATGGACACCCTGTCTTTGATACGCCAGCAGAACCGGTTGAAGGACCATATGGCGAACTTATTGAACAAGGAGTCATTGAGCACTGGCAAAATGAAGTAGACGGCTTAAAACAAGATCAAGACGGTTTAAATGAATATTACCGGCAGTTTCCAAGAACGGAGCAGCACGCCTTTCGCGATGAAGCAAAAGAATCTTTATTTAATCTTACACGAATATATCAACAAATAGATTATAACGAAGAAGTTTCTAATCATATGAAAGTAACACAGGGTAGCTTTCAATGGTTAAATGGTAAGCAAGACGGTGAAGTTATTTTTACACCAAATAAAAGCGGTAGGTTTAAAATATCTTGGGTTCCACCGAAAAAGCTACAAAACTGTGTAATAAATAAGAATGGGGTTAAATATCCTGGTAATGAGCATATTGGCGCTTTTGGATGTGACTCATATGACATATCAGGTACAGTTGATAAGCGAGGATCTAAAGGTGCGTTGCACGGGCTAACTAAGTTTAGCATGGAGGATGCGCCGCCTAATATGTTTTTTTTAGAATATATTGCTAGGCCCCAAACAGCTGAAATATTTTTTGAAGATGTATTAATGGCGTGTGTATTTTATGGAATGCCAATACTTGTAGAAAACAATAAGCCTCGATTACTTTATTATTTAAAGCGAAGAGGTTATAGAGGGTTTTCAATAAATAGACCAGATAAGCTCTGGAACAAGCTATCTGTTACAGAAAAAGATATAGGCGGAATACCTAATTCATCTGAGGATATTAAGCAAGCGCACGCGGCTGCAATTGAAAGTTACATAGAAAATTATGTAGGAGAATTATCGGATGGCGCATACGGCGATATGTATTTACAAAAAACGCTTGAAGATTGGGCAACATTTAATATAAATAATCGTACGAAACACGATGCTACTATTAGCTCTGGGCTAGCGATTATGGCTTGTAATAAAAACAGATATAGACCATCCGCTGAACGTGTATTAAAATCCGTTCCTCTTGGTTTTAAAAAATATAACAATAAAGGATTTATTTCAAAAATAATAGAATAGATGGTTAATACTAATTATACTAGCTCGTTTCCCGATCAGGTGGTACCTAATGAGGAAAAGCAGACATTAGATTACGGTTTGCAGGTAGCAAGAGCTATCGAAAACGAGTGGTTTAGAAATAACCGCGGGGGTGACCGCTTTACAATGAACTATCAAGAGTTTCATAAAAGAAGACTCTATGCACGCGGTGAGCAATCCGTACAAAAGTATAAAGATGAATTATCTATTAACGGTGATTTATCTTATTTAAATTTAGATTGGAAGCCAGTACCTGTTATTCCTAAGTTTGTGGATATTGTTGTAAACGGCATGTCACAACGTAATTATGAAATAAAAGCATACGCACAAGATCCTATTGCGCGAGAAAAGAAAACAAGATATGCTGAAACAGTATTATCTGATATGTTTAACAGAGAAAACCTACAACAGCTTTCACAGGAAACAGGTATGAATTTCTTTTCGGTGCCAAACCCAGAAGAGTTGCCTAAAGACAAAGAAGAGTTTGAAGTTTATATGCAGCTAAACTATAAAGAGTCTATAGAAATTGCACTTGAAGAGCTTATAAACAATACACTTGATAAAAATAAATATGATAACGTACGTAAGCGTTTTATTTATGATTTAGTTGTATTAGGTATAGGGGCTGCTAAAACAGAATATAATAGATCAAATGGTTTACGAGTTAAATATGTAGACCCTGCTAATTTAGTTTATTCATATACAGAAGATCCTAACTTTGATGATCTTTATTATATAGGTGAGGTTAAGCAAATATCATTATCTGAAATTGCAAAACAATTTCCATATTTAACCGAAGCTGATTTATCTGAAATACAAAAATACCCAGGTAATAGTGATTACACAAGAAATTACTTTGGGCAAAATGATAACAATACTATTAGCGTTTTGTTTTTTGAATATAAAACATACGAAAAGCAAGTATTTAAAATAAAGAAAACAGAAGCTGGTTTAGAAAAAGCATTAGAAAAGCCTGATACATTTAACCCGCCTGAAAATGATAATTTTGATAGAGTTGAAAGAACTATTGAAGTATTATATACGGGCGCTAAAATATTGGGGCATGAAAAAATGCTTTCATGGAAGCTTGCTGAAAATATGACTCGCCCTAATTCTAATTCGCCTAAAGTTGAAATGAATTATACTTTAGTAGCGCCTAGAATGTACAAAGGAAGTATTGAATCGCTTGTTAGTCGTATTACAGGTTTTGCTGATATGATTCAGTTAACGCATTTAAAGCTACAACAAGTTATGTCTCGTATAGTGCCCGATGGTGTATATGTAGATGTTGACGGCTTAGCAGAAGTTGATTTAGGTAATGGTACAAATTATAACCCGGCGGAAGCATTAAATATGTATTTCCAAACTGGTAGTATTGTTGGCCGGTCATTTACGCAAGATGGCGATATGAATCCAGGTAAAGTGCCAATTCAAGAGTTGCAAACATCGTCTGGGCAAGGTAAAATTGCATCACTTATAAATACATATCAGTATTATTTACAAATGATTCGCGACGTAACCGGATTAAACGAAGCGCGTGACGGAAGCCAACCAGATAAAAATGCGCTAGTTGGTTTACAAAAACTTGCAGCCGCAAATAGTAATACCGCTACAAGACATATATTGCAGGGAGCTTCGTATGTAACGCTTAGATTATGTGAAAACATTGCTTTAAAAGCAAAAGATATATTTGAATTCGCGCTAACTGAAGAAAGCTTAATACAAAGTATTAATGAGTTTAATGTAAATACGCTTGAAGAAATACAAAATTTAAGTATGCATGACTTTGGTATTTATTTGCAGCTAGAGCCTGATGCTGAAGAAAAGCAAAGCTTAGAAATGAATATACAAGCCGCACTACAATCTGGTTCTATTTATTTAGATGATGCAATTGAAATACGCGGTATAAACAATATTGGTTTAGCAAATAAGTATTTACGCATTAAGCGCCAAAAGAAACAAGAGGCTGATCAACAAGCTCAACAAGCAAATATACAGGCACAGGCGCAAGCAAACGCTCAAGCATCCGAGGCGGCGGCGGCAGCAGAAATGCAAAAGCAACAAGCACTTACCGAAAGCAAGCTACAACTTGAACAAGGTAAATCACAATTTGAAATTGGAAAGCTTGAGCGTGAAGCTGAAATTAAAATGCGTTTAATGGAATTAGAGTTTAATTTTAATAAACAATTAACAGAGGCCCAGGCCGAAGTTATAAAAGCAAAAGACGCATATAAAGAAGATCGCAAAGACGATCGAACTAAAATACAAGCAACACAACAATCTGAACTTATTGATCAGAGAAAAAACGATACAGCACCTAAGAAATTTGAATCTGCAGGATTTGATGTATTAGGTGGCTTTGACTTAGGGCAATTTGACCCTAAGTAATATTTTTTATTAATTATATATTATTTTATCATGGCGGAAGCAGTAAAAACAGAAGGGGAATTTAAAGTAAAACCCCGCAAAATGAAACAATTGACAGAGACACCTAAAACAATTAAGGTAGATTTGTCAAAAAAACCGGAAGAACAACCAGAAACAAGTGATACCATTAAGGTGGATCTTACTAAAAAAGAAGAAGATGCCGTTCAAGTCAATACAACAGATGAGAGCAATGTTGCTGTCGAAGAACCCACAAACACGCCAAGTAGCGAAGAAGTGGTTGAAGAAGTACGGACCACCGAAGAAACGGCAGAAGATCAACCGGTAATACAAGAAATAACAGAGGAAGAAGTACAAGAGCAAACTGAAACTTTGCAAGAGCAAGTTAACGAAGCTGTACAACAGTCTGTTGAACAAAATATTAATTTGCCTGAAAACATTGAAAAAGTTGTAAACTTTATGAATGAAACAGGCGGCACATTAGAAGACTATGTTAGATTAAATGCTGACTATTCTAATGTTGACAATAATACGCTTTTGCGTGAATACTATCACCAAAGCAAACCTCATCTAGACGCAGAAGATGTATCGCTTCTTTTAGAAGACTTTACATGGGACGAAGATATAGATGATGAAAAAGATATTCGCAAGAAAAAAATTGCGTTTAAAGAAGAAGTTGCAAAAGCCAAAGGCTTTTTAGATGAGCTTAAGGGTAAATACTACGACGAGATCAAGTTGAGACCGGGCGTAACTCAAGAGCAACAAAAAGCAGTTGACTTTTTCAATCGATATAATGAGGAGCAGCAAATTATACAGCAGCGTACAGAAGATTTTCAAAATCGTACTAAAGGCTTATTTAACCAAGAATTCAAAGGTTTTGATTTCAAATTAGGTGAAAAGAAATTTAGATACGGGCTAAAAGATAACTCTTCTGTTGCGGAAACCCAGTCGGACCTTAATAACTTTGTCAAGAAGTTCTTGAATGAAAAAGGTGAAGTGTCAGATTTAACTGGATATCATAAGGCTTTATATGTAGCTAATAACCCTGACAGAGTAATAAATCATTTTTATGAGCAAGGCAAAGCTGATGCAATTCGTGATTTAAATGCTAAATCTAAAAACATTAGCAATGAACCAAGGCAAACGCAAAGCGGCGACGTATTTATAAATGGTTTAAAAGTTAGGGCTATTACTGGTGCTGATTCTACAAAACTTAAAATAAAACGAAAACTTAAAAATTAAAACAAATGGCACTAACACCATTGTTTGGGGATATTAACCCAACATTACAAAAACAAGCCACTAGTGGAAACTATATTGATTTTACTAGCGGTGCAGGCAACGACTTTTCTCAACAATACCTTCCTGAGATTTATGAAGCAGAAGTAGAGCGCTACGGAAACCGTACGCTTTCTGGCTTTTTAAATATGGTAGGTGCGGAAATGCCTATGACATCTGACCAAGTCGTATGGTCTGAACAAAACCGTTTACATATTTCTTATGATGCATGTACCCTTGCTGGAACAGCTGACGCAACTCTTACTATCCAAGACAGCAATGGTTCTGTCGGCGTGGCAAAGCCTCACGCTATTCGCGAGAATGCATTGATCGTTATTTTAGATCCTGCAACAGGTACTGAATATAAAGCAATTGTAAAAGGCCCTATTACTGATACCACTGTAGAAGCACACCCTTTTGGAGCAACTGCTTGGGATGCAATTACTGCAGCTGCAACGCTTAAAGTATTTGTATATGGTTCTGAATTTGGAAAAGGAACTGCTGGAATGTCTGGTTCTGTTGAGCCTTCTTTTACGCAATTTTCTAACTCACCTATTATCATTAAAGATAAATATGGAATTAACGGGTCTGACACCGCTCAGATTGGTTGGGTAGAAGTTGCTACTGAAGATGGAACTTCTGGGTACCTATGGTATTTAAAAGCTGAATCTGAAACTCGTCTACGCTATCAAGATTATCTTGAAATGGCTATGGTGGAATCAGAACTAGCTACTGAAACTACCCTTATTTCTGCCGGTGCTGCAGGGGCTAAAGGTACTCAAGGTTTATTTGCTGCAATTACTGCTCGCGGTAATGTATACGGCGCTTTTCCAGCTGACCTTAATTCATTCGATGAAATTCTTAAAAACTTAGATGGCCAAGGCGCTATTGAAGAGAACATGCTTTTCTTAGATAGAGCTACAAATCTTGCGTTTGATGATATGCTAGCTGGTCTTGACGGTAACAGCACTGGTTCAGGTTCTGCATATGGTGTATTTGAAAATTCACAAGAAATGGCGTTGAATCTTGGATTTACAGGATTCCGTAGAGGTTCTTACGATTTTTATAAAACTGACTGGAAATACTTAAACGATGCTTCTACTCGTGGTGCTGATTCAAGCTTTGGCGCTAGTGAACAAGATTCTATCGATGGGGTAATTGTTCCTGCTGGTACATCAACTGTTTATGACCAAATCCTTGGCACTAACATTCGTCGTCCATTCCTTCACGTACGTTATCGTGCTTCTGAGGCTGATGATCGTCGTTTGAAAACTTGGATTACTGGTTCTGTTGGTGGCGCATATACAGATGACAAAGACGAAATGAACGTACACTTTTTATCTGAAAGATGTTTGTGTGTTCAAGGAGCTAACAACTTTGTATTGTTAAAATCAGTGTAATCACTTTTTAATAATTACCCTCGTTGTACTGACGGGGGTAATTATTACTTTTATTAATTATTTTATTTTATTATATCATGGCAAAAGAAAGTCAAGCAGAAGAAGTAATTGAGGTTGCACCTCAAAAAAAGACTAAGGCTAAAAAAGAAGAGCCTAAAAAACCACAATGGGAAATTAAAGATAGACATTACTATTTAATAGGTAAACAACCTTTAACATTTACAATCCCATCAAGACACAGCAGCAGACGTAGTTTACTTTGGTTTGATACAGAAAAAAACGAACAAAGAGAACTTAGATATGCTACTAATCAAAATTCACCTTTTAAAGATGAGCAAAAAGGTGAAGTAACGCTTGGGCATATTATGTTTAAAGACGGACATTTATTTGTCCCTAAACAATACCAAGCATTACAAAAGCTATTATCAATTTATCATCCAGCGTTAAACAGAATATATAAAGAGCAAGACGATATTGCTGAAGCTGTTGACCAGGTTGAAAGTATTGAGCTAGAATTAGAAGCGCTTACACTTGCGACATCATTAGACATTGATATGGCAGAAGCCATTGTGCGTGTTGAAATTGGCAGCAGTGTTTCCCGAATGAGTTCTAAAGAGCTTAAAAGAGATTTACTTTTATTTGCTAAAAGAAATCCAGCATTGTTTATAGAACTTGCTAATGATGAAAATGTACAGCTTAGAAACTTTGCAATTAAAGCGAAAGAAGCAAACATTATTAGCTTATCACAAGACCAGCGTATATTTAGCTGGGCAAGCAACGGTAAAAAACTTATGACCGTTCCATTTGACGAAAACCCATACTCAGCATTTGCTGCATATTTGCAGACAGATGAAGGCGTAGAGGTTTATAAGTCAATCGAGAAAAAGTTTGCATAACGTGTAATATTAATTTAGGGCGGGGGTTATGCTTTCGCCCTTTATTAAAATATTAAAACTAATGGCAATAAACGTAGATACAGTATACAGAACTGTCTTGTTGATAATGAACAAAGAGCAGCGCGGTTATTTAACACCTGAAGAATTCAATAAAATAGGTGGGCAAGTGCAGCTTGAAATATTTAATTCATACTTTGAAGAATTAAATCAACAACTACGTACAGTTGAAAACGATAGCGAATATGCTAATAGAGTAAAAACTATTGAGCACAAGCTAGAGTATTTTAAAGAAACTCCAAGACCTTTAACGCTTACAACAGCAGGTGGACCATCTTCACAATTTTTTAACCCGCCACAGTCATCAACTCAAATTGGCAATCAAACTATAACAACAACAACCGCATCGGTGTATGCCTTAACAATACCTCCTCAGGATGTTAAAGACGGTACAGTAAACGTATTTTTAGATGGTAGTGCATTAATTAATACTACTGATTATATTATAGCTACAGATGGCACAAGTATTCAGCTAACAGCAATACCAACTCCTGGCCAAACTTTACAAATAAATGTATTTGAAAATAATTTTTATAAATTAGGAACTGTTATATATAATGACGAAGTTGAAGCAGAAGAATTAACACGACCAGATTTTTTAAGAATTACAAAATCACCACTTACTACACCTACCACATCATTTCCAGTATATCTTTATGAAAATAATAAAATATATATAAGGCCAACGTCTATAAATAGCAATGTTACAGCAAGTTATATACGCAAACCAATATTACCTAAATGGGATTTTACTGTAAATACTACTACACAGGCATATGTGTATAACTATAATACTAGTGTTAATTTTGAGTTAGACGCAATGGAGCAAACATCGGTGATTACACGAATATTACTTTACGCAGGGGTAGTAGTTAGAGATCCTCAAGTTGTGCAGGTTGCGGCTAATCAAATACAACAAGAACAAGTAAACGAAAAAAGTTAATAAATGGCAGCACCGAATGGAGGGTTAATAACCCAAACTAATGAACAATATTACGACGGAAACGATTACGGCAGCTATAGATATACATCTATGAATGATGTTATTAACAACTTTTTAATTAGCTATGTAGGTGACGATAAAATATTTCCTTCTGTTAAAAGAACAGACGTTGTATTCCATGCAAAGCGTGCAATGCAGGAATTTAGTTATGATACACTAAAAAGCATTAAGTCACAAGAATTAACTATACCTAATAACTTAACATTAGCCATACCGCAGGATTATGTAAACTACGTAAAACTTTCATGGGTGGATAGTTTGGGTGTTAAACATGTTATTCAGCCTACTCGGCTTACTAGCAACCCAACCGAAATACCTGTTCAAGACGGCGAGGGCATCCCAACACAAGATGTTGATGGTGAAAATATTGAAGGATCATCTATTACGGAAGAGCGCTGGGCAGCAGCTGATACAAAGAAAATAACAGGTGTTTATGACCCTTACTTTGAAGACGCTAATACTTATATAGCGCCTAATTATAAAACTACATACGGAGGCCGATATGGCTTAACACCAGAGTCTACACAAATTAATGGTTGGTTTACAATTAATGAACGCGAAGGCAAATTTTCTTTTTCAAGTGATTTAGTTGATAAAATTATTATACTTGAATATATATCAGATGGCCTTGCATACACAGAAGACACAAAAATACCTAAGCTGGCAGAAGAAGCTTTTTATGCATATATAGCTTACGCAATAGCTGCAGTGCGCCCAACTATTCCAGAATACATAATTAACCGGTTTAAAAAAGAAAAGCGCGCAAAACTTAGAAACGCTAAGCTTAGAATATCTAATATTAAGATAGAAGAAATTACACAGGTATTTAGAAATAAATCTAAAATAATTAAACACTAATGCCAGAAGCTAAAAATACTTTCCTAAAGGCAAAAATGAATCAAGACCTGGACGACAGGTTATTGCCTAATGGTGAATATAGAACTGCTCAGAACGTACTTGTTGGAAAGTCTGAAGAAGACAATGTTGGTACTTTACAAAATATCCGAGGAAATCAAATACTTGATAATTTAACAAGACCAGCAAATTCTTTTATTATAGGGTATTTAATGGACGCTACGGGCAATAGAATATTTGCATTTTTTACAGATAATGCAAATGAGCATTCTATTAGAGTACATACTATAGGCGATTCTAGCGATTGGACAATATTAGTTGAAGGAGCGTTTTTAAATTTTAGCACAACCTACCCTATTTTAAATATAAATCTTTTAGAAGATTTATTATTTTGGACAGATAACAATAACCAACCCCGCAAAATAAATGTAACTCGTTCCGCAGGTTACTACACAAAAGAGCACCAAATAAGTGTTGCTAAATATAATCCATATTTACCTATATCGCTTGTAAAGCAGGAAATTGAAGAAGTTATTGGCACACCAACTACTACGGTTTTTGATGTTGCGGAGAATGTTAACATTGTTCCCGGCATGGTGGTAGTTTCTAAAAGCGGACCCGCTTCTGTAATAACAGGTGGTGATTTTATTACAGTAGATAGCGTAAGCACAGCGGCAAGCCTTACTACAGTAACATTGTCTTCTGCCGCATCTTCAATTACAGCAGGTGATATTATGTACTTTCTTTCAAATACAATGACAGACGAATCCGGCGATGCTCAATGGCCTGGTGACCCCAGCTATCTTGAAAGCAGATTTGTAAGATTTGGTTATAGATTTAAATTTGATGATAACGAATATTCTATATTTTCACCGTTTACACAAATAGCCTTTATACCAAAACAAAAAGGTTATTTTTTAAATGGGCAAGAACAATTAGCTGTTAATAGTACAATATTAGAATGGTTTGAAAATAGTGTTAATAACGTTGATTTAATTATACCTTTACCGGACAAAGCTAATAATATTTTAAATAGCTATAAAATTAAAGAAATTGATATTCTTTATAAAGAGTCTGATCAAATACCTGTAAAAGTTGTTGATACAATTACAGAATTTTCTAGCAGTAATAATTATTATACATATAATTATCAATCCAGAAAACCTATTAGAACATTGCCAGAGGCGCAAACGGTACGCGTATATGATAAAGTACCGCCTAAAGCGTTAACGCAAGAAGTTGTTAGCAATAGAGTTATATATGGTAATTTTTTAACTAAATTAACCCCGCCTAGGCAAATTAATTATACTGTTAATGTTGCAGAAAAAAATACTAGCGGCAGTTATGAAAATTTTGTTGAATATCCGAATCACACTGTAAAACAAAATAGAAATTATCAAGTTGGTTTTGTACTATCAGATAAATATGGCAGACAATCAGACGTAATTTTATCGCCTGTTTCTGCTACAAGTGATAATAAAGGGTCTACAATATTTGCTCCATATATACCTGATGACCCGGAAGGGTCAGGAACACCAGACGCAAATTATTACAATGATCTTAGAAAATGGTTTGGTAATTCTTTATTTTTAAATCTTTTAACACCTATAACTGGCAGTCAAACAACAGATTTATATGCGACAGAAAACGGTAACGGGTTTGATGTAGATCCCGCAGGTACTGTTACGATTACTAATACTACATATACATTTAATTTGTTAAGCGGCGGAAATACCGATGTGCCACAGGTGGGGGATTATATGCGCGGTGAATATATAGATTATGTTGAGGTTGAAAATGTTGATAGCTCTTCAGCTCCCGCATATACTGTAACAACTTCAGGAAGAGTTAACGATCTATATTTAAAAAATACAGAAATTGTTTCACCAATAACAGATGTAAAGTTTGCATATACTTTAGATGTTAACGGATGGTATTCATATAAAATTGTTGTTAAACAAACAGAACAAGAATACTACAATGTATACCTGCCAAGTGCTATTAATGGAAATGAATTTCCTACTGATAAAACAACGGATACGGCGGCATCGGTAAGTTATATTACGCTTATTAATGACAATATAAATAAAGTACCTCGTGATTTAGCGGAGGTTGGTCCCGATCAAAAACAATATCGCAGTAGTGTTAGATTATTTGGTAGAGTACAGCCAACATACGCTACTGGCCCTATATTTGGAAACCAACAATATTTTCCGCTTAGAACAGCAGACACATCGACAGCTGTTGGTAATACAGAGGATATACTTGGTGATTTAACATCCTTATCCCCCGTAACAGACGAAGCCGTTTTTCAATATGATTCAAACCCAATAGTGGCTAGAATATCTACAAATAAAGAATTTGGAATTGATGCAACTGAATTTGGCATTACTGGAATTGCAGATAGATTTTCATTAGCAGTATATGAAACAGAACCTGTGGTTTCTGCATTAGATATATATTGGGAAACAAGCCAGACAGGGCTTATATCTGATTTAAATGGCGAAGTACTAACAGGTTTTAATGGGCCTGTTGCTATGGAAGGCGTAACAGATTTATTAGAAGAAAATTTAGCAAGCGGCCAACCGGCTACTACATATTTTTCTCCTATTACAAGTGATGGGAATCCATTACCTGCTGGCTATACAGTATCTATAGCTAGTGTTTTTGATACTAATGGTGCTGGTGATGGCGCTGTATCTAAATTTACTTTAGTTGCTGAACCTGGAAATACCGGTGCATATAGAATAGAAACCGCTACAGATTTTGTATTTACAAATACAAGTGATACAATAGACGAATATTTGTTTACTCTTACAGTAGCCGACCCTACTTCAACTTGGCTTACCGCTAGTATTTCTTTTACATTAAAACTTACAAATACAACACCTAGTTTTGATACACAAGCCACATCACCTAATCAAGAGTATTATTATTTCTTTGAAGATTCAGATACAACTTTTCAAATTCGTAATTTTCTTACTCAAAACAACGCTTTAAACGGAAGTGCGGATGCAGGTGGTGATCAAAGTCAATTAAAATTTGATTTATCTGGTACTGATGCGAGTTTATTTGAATTAGATGAAGATACCGGTATATTAACACCAAGTACAGCAGGGGTTGCAGCAGGATTAAATACCTATGAAATAACAGTAACTTTAACAGATGCTAATAGAGGGGCGGGATCTATAGCTGTTTCGCAAGATTATTTGATAGTAAAAGGATATGAGCCTTCTAATAATGGCAACACAATAGGGCAAACAAATTGGTCTGCACAATTTAATTGGGACCCATCAAGCCCAACTACATATAATCAACATTATTTAGCGTGGTACATGGCCGACTCCACCTTAGCGGAATCTGATTTGCCGGGGCTTGGTTCAGTTTCAAGTTATAATTTGTTAACAGCTTCTTCTACTAGGAATAGACAAACACCTGTCAAAGTAGCAAACACGGTTACGCAAGGAGGTTTCATATTTGGCATAGAAGAAAGCGATATAGTAAATTTTGATTTGGGATCTGCTAATGGGGATGTTTATGCCGATATAAGAGTAGAGGCTTATTATAGAGAAGCAGGAAGTAGTTCTTGGAATTTAGCAAGTGATTTAAATAATACAAATTCTTTAGACATTGATTATGGATACGATATAAGCTCAACAAATAATGAAAGAGGCTATGCATTTTTTGCTCAAGAAAGAAACCAATATTCTTCTTCAGCCACGGGTATAGAGTTTGCATTTATAGCGGTAGCCACCGGGCAGGATAATGGCAACCCTATGAACCCTGATCCATATGGGGATAGCATAGGTATGTCAGGAAATATTGTAATAAGAGATTTACATTATACAGGCGCTGGTCAAAGCCAACAAGTATACCAGTACAAAATATACGAAGGTGGTGGAGCCTCAACTCCTGGAGGGGCAACAAAAACAAACGGTAAATACATATATGCAGACAATCCTCTTGCTGAAAATGTAGAAAAGTTTTTTACAGGCACCACAAGTTTGCCTGGTACAACCGATTTTTCAAATATATACACACCTCCATCAACTTTATATTATATTATAGAGCTTGAATGGGGGCCAGCATCATCTAGTGGGCCTTCGGGTGGGCTAACACATGATAGAAATGGTTGGATAAATACGCCGCTCATAACCGTTAGTAGATTTGCTACAACAGTTAAAATAGATAATACGACAGGATTAATTGATAGAAGCCTTATACCTGTAGCTACTAGTGATGGTTATTTATCAAGCTTTAAATCAAGGGCTACCACAACAATAGATCAAACTAATACGTATTTTGATACTCTTTAGTAAAATATATATAAAAACAAGTGATTAAATAGTATGTCAGCTACAATAGAATTAAAATACTATAACTCTTTCTGGGCAAAGAAGATAAAAAGTATAATTGATACAGATACTATAGTCGCACAAACAACAGCTGTAGGTGCTAATACTACAACTATACCTGTTGGAAGTTTTACAGCACCAGATACTATTAGCGATTTAAAAATTGGCATGCTGGTAACAAACGCTACTACATCTTTTACCGCTTCAAATGTTTATATTATAGCTATTGATATACCGGGGAATGAAATAACAGTTAATTTAGAAGTATCTTTTGCAAACGGCAATGGATTGCGCTTTGGTCCTTTTGTAGAGTTTAGCGCATTTCCGCAACAATTTACGGGTAATTTAGCAGATGATTGGTATATTGAAGAATCACGTATTCGTGGTGGCTATAATAATACAACTGTTGATTTTGGCGTAAAGGCATATGCGGTAGACGCAGTAAAAGAAGGTGAGACCAGAGTAAATGCAATGATTTATTCGGGTATATATAATTCAAGAACCGGTATAAACGAAACAAACCAATTTTCAGTTGCTAAAGATATTACTAAAGCGGTTGATCCCGCATATGGCTCAATACAAAAGTTATATGCTGAAGACAGCAACCTTATAATATTCCAAGAGGATAAAGTTAGTAGAGCACTTATAGATAAAGATGCCATATACTCAGCTGAAGGCGGCGGAACAGTAACGTCAAGTAATCTAGTCGTTGGGCAAATTGTACCTTATGCTGGTGAATTTGGAATATCAACTGAACCTGAAAGCTTTGCGGTATATGGCTACAGAAAATACTTCACTGATAGAAAAAGAAATGCTGTTTTAAGGCTTTCTAGAGACGGTATTGAAGAAATATCTCGTTATGGTATGACAGACTTCTTTAGAGACGAACTGGCTGGTTTAAACGGGAATGGTACTATTATAGGTGGCTATGATATACATACTAAAAAGTATGAGCTATCAATATTGTCAAATGGGCAATTTAGCAGCAATACACCTGCACAAGAAACCGGAACATACAAAACTTTATCATTTGATGAAAGTGTTAAAGGCTGGACAAGTTTTTATACTTATGCACCAGATTTTGTAGCTAGTTTAGGAAATTCTTTTTATTCGTTTAAACAAGGGCGAGTTTGGAAACATTATAGTGGTGCCAGCAAAAGAGGAGCATTCTATGCGTATGAACAGCCATCAACGGTTACGTTTATATTCAACCCTAATGTTTCAATGTCTAAAAACTTTAAAACAGTAAATTACGAGGGCACTGCTTATTGGGAAGCGCAAATAACAACGGATAGCGATACAGAGGAAAGACTACGGGGGATTAGGCCTTATCAATTTGCATCGTCACTTTCGCAAATACAAAATGATTTTATTGCATCAAATATTTTTATTAAGAAAGAAAATAAGTATTTTGCAAATATATTAAATGCACAACCTGCAAAACCAGGTGAAATTGTATTTGGCGATCAAATTAGTGGTTTAAAAGGGTTTGTAGCTACAGTTACATTTTCTACAGCCTCGAGCGATACGCATAGAGAATTGTTTGCAGTATCTACAGAATACGTGCAATCATCATATTAAATTAAATGGAATTAAGTAAATTCACGCAAGATTTAATTGCTTTAGAAAAACAGTTAATTTTGCGTAATGATATAGAAGGGTTATATGGGGACGGCAAGTCATTAGTTAATAATGATGAATTTCCAATTGAGCATGATTTTGAAGATCAACTTTACATGCGCAAAATGAAAATGAAAGCTGGAAGTGTTGTTATTAGTGCAATACACGAAACTAATCACTTTTGGTTTCTTATGACCGGTAAAATTTTAGTTAACACAAATGGCGAAATTATAGAGCATATTGCGCCGTGTTACGAGCACTCTGTAAAAGGTGCAAAAAGAGTTATACATTGTTTAGAAGATTGTGTATTTATTAATATACATAAAAACCCTAGCAATGAAAAAGATTTAAATATATTAGAAAAGCAATTATATTCTTTTACAATTGAAGAACACTTAGAAAAAAACAAATAATATGTCTGGAATACTTGTAGGCGTTGGAGCTAGTTTGCTCGGCGGTATATTTGGCAGCAGCAGTGCTAGGAGAAGAAGAAAAGCGGCAGAAGCACAAGCAAGACAAACAGCAAGGGCTATTGCTAGGGTAGAAGCAAATCGCCAAGCGGTAATTAACCCTTACGAAGGAACAAAAAGCTTAGCGGATTTAGCAACTGATCTTTCTGGTAATCTTTCAAACCCCTTTGCTGATTTAGGCGTTGCTACACAGGCGGCAGAAATACAAATTGCGGAAGCGGACATTGCACTTGCAAATACATTAGATACACTTAGAGCAACTGGTGCGTCCGCTGGCGGGGCCACCGCGCTTGCTCAAGCGGCTTTAAAATCTAAGCAAGGCGTTGCGGCTAGCATTGAACAGCAAGAAGCTAAAAACGAACAACTAAAAGCACAAGGCGAGGCACAATTACAAACACAACGCGTAGCTGAGCAACAAAGATTACAAGGTATAGAAATATCCGAAGGGCAAAGAGTGCAAGCAGCGGATGCTGCCGGGAAACAATTTGAGTTTAATGCGCAAGAAGCGCGAACAAACCAAAAGCTAAATCGTTTAGCTGGACAACAAGCGCAGCAACAACAAGCAGCAGCACAAGCCGCAGCGGACCAATCAGCAGCAATGGCCGGAGCATTTAGCGGTATTACTAGCACAATAACCGCCGGTATTGGGGGGGACGCGTTTCAATAAAAAAAAATATAATAAATGGGAGCATACGAAAATCCACCAATGATTTCATTCGCTACAACAGGAGCAGGACAAGCATGGGCAAACGCGGCGGCGGCGGCGGGTAAAAATATTGGTGATGCAATTATTGCACGTCAAAAAAAGCTAGAAGAGCGCTTAAAAAAAGAAAATGAAGATTTATTAAATCGAAATAGAATAGGGGCGACTATTGCTGATAAAGCGCCAGGCGAAATTCAAAAGGTTCTTGACAAATTAGGGCCATTGCCAGATGCTATAAAAAATACCATTGTTACCGGATTAAAAGACGGCTATAAAGTGTATGAACAATATATGAGCACTAGCGACCCCGAAGAACAAAAAAGATTGCAACCCGCTTTAGATCAATTTAATAATTTAAGATCTAATGTTATAACAACGCCTAGTGATGCTAATGAGTATTATATTTCAATTACAAAAGAATTAGATCAAGTTAGAAGTGGAGAAATTGGTGTAGAAGGTACTGTTGATCAATTTGATACAAGAAACAATCCAGCTTTATTTGCTGCGGATATTGAAAATTTTGGCATAACAGGAAAAGAAAGTAGAACAGGAAAATTTAATAAAGATGGTCAAATAATATTAGATTATACTGATATGCATGGAAACCCGTTTTCTATAAATTTAAATAACCCGCCCCCTACACGTAAAGTTCCGCAAATTTCTACACAGTTTCAAGCCTTGGTTGATAAAACAGATATATATATTGGCGAAGGAAATGATAAAACTATTTCAACTAGTTATATGCCTGTAGATTCAACAGGAAAGCCTAAAATGATATATGAGTTTGAAGATATTGAGCCAGACCCTTCAGGAAGAAAAAGACAAATAATACGCAAAGGTCCGCAAGTAAATAATAATGATATAGAAAATGTTTATACAGATTTAGCACAAAATTTAGATTACACAAACGATGAACAACTTTCTGTATTTAAAAATGTTTTAGTTGATTCAATAAATAAAAGTGATATTGAAGCAATTAATGACTCTTTAAAAAAAGCAGGTAAAAATATTCAATTTAAATCACAAGACGAGCTTTTTGATTTTTTTACATATCCAAAAGAGGGTACGGCTTCCTTTGATGATAATCAAAAATTAGTTTATAGTATGGTTTCAAGCGTTTGGGCCGGCAATAAAGCTAAAAATGATGTGGCTGCTATAACTAAAAAATTAGGTGGTTCTGAAACAATTGTAACATATCCTAAAAAAGAAATGTCAGGTAGTACCCAAAACGCAATTGATGGATTTAAATTATTAGCATCAGGCGAAATAACAAATTTAGGAGTAAGCGGCGGCTATATTTCTAAAACCGCTAACGGATATACTTTTTATAAAAATACCACAACCGGTCCTATTTCAGTATTAGAAAATGCTTCGCTGGAAGAGTCTATTAGAATGGTTAGCAATATTCCTCAATCAGAAGTTATTGCTGGAGTTAAGCCAGAATTACAATAATAAAATTAAATATTATGCCAAAATACATTTTTGAAGGATTTGAATACAGTCTAGAAGAAGTTCAAAAGGCTGCTGTAAAAAACAATATGAGTGTTGATGAATATATTTCTTCACGCGGAATTGAGGTTATTGAAGACCAGCCAATTGAACAAACCGAAGAACAAGAAACGTTTGAGGATCCATTCCTCCAAAGCGCAAAAAAGATATACGGCCCTGTAGAGGAGGTTGCAGTTGCAGAGCCGACAACAACAATCGAGCAACCAGATACGGGATTACCTTCGGAAGATACTTCTTCGGATTTACCAGAGGAAGATAATAGAGTAATCGAATTTAATTTAAAAGGCGAAAAAACTTATTCAAACTACGCTGATGTTCGCGCCGAATATCCGAGCGACGAATCATTTAATAAATACATTAGAAGTTTTCAGGGCAAAGCAAAAGTAATTACTCCACCAACAGAACTTGAAGAAGTTGTTGTTAAGGGTGATGCCACTAAAATGTATGATGGCAAATCCCCAGGCGAGTATTTATTGCAGGATAAAATTACCCCTAAAACATTTGAAGAATTAGAAGCAGATGAGGTTATACCTATGGTAGAATCTATTACTAAATCAAATCCTAACATAAGTGTTTATGAATATGAAAACAAAGTTAAAGTAAAAGACACGCAAACTGGGCAAACCATTCAGCTACTTACTAAAACAAATTTTGCTAATGAAGCAGACGCAAAAATTTCATATAACAATTTAGTAAATCTTTTAAATAAAAAATTCACTTCTGAACAAGTTGCCGAAAGCGCAAAAGGGCTTTCAAAGAAAGACGAATGGTTTAAAGGGGAAAGTGCAATTATTAAAAATCAATTTAAAAATTCCGAAGAGCGTCAAAAGTTTTTAGATCCAGATTTATTTAAAAAACAAACTAAAAAAGAAGTTAGAACTGGCCCCGGGGGAGGGGTAGTTGTTACTAAAGAAGTTGTGCCATATGAAAATGAAATTAATGCTGAAATAAAAAACTTAAAGCAAAAAGGTTTTGAGGGTACAAATGATGAAATAATTACCGAAGCACAAAATAATGTTAGAGCCGCTTTATTACAAGAAGCAAAGTTTAATTACATTGCAGAAAATTTTACGCAACGCATTCAGAAAATAGATGATAAAGATTTTCAAAAACAAATACAGGCGGATTACAATATTGCACTTAATAAAGAAAATGCAAAA